CTTTTATTGTGTTGGGCTACTTACGAATTGAAAATCGCCTTGCAGAGCTTGAGCGAAGAATGGAACTTGCTGATAATAGGATATTAGAACTTGTGGAAAAGAACCAAATAGAAGAACAAAAGACTAGGGAAGCAATGGAAGAACGTATCTCATTTTTTGAACGAGAACTTAATTTAAATCCATTTAGTTGGAAAAGGAAAAAGAAATGAAAAGAGTTACTATAAAAGATAATGTTAAATATTTAGGTGGGACTCAAAATGGTAGGCTCGTAAGACCATCAATAGCTAATGCCTGTATAAGCTCTAATATGCCTGTTTGCTTTACGAAACCTCTTTTATTTGAGGACTATCCAATGGCTCTTGATGAGCATTATGAGCATAAAATAATTAAAACAGATAATGGTGATGAGAAAATTGTTTTTAAATTAATAAAAAGTGAAAAAAGAGAAATGACTGGGTTTTAAATGACTTCTGAAATTATAACATTAGTACAAGAATTAGGATTTCCAGTTGCTCTTAGCGTTGGGTTGGCTTTTGCTTTATATAGCGTAGTAAGATTTATCTTAAAAGAAAAAGTAGAAGATACTTTAAAAAGATTTGATGAGAAGCATGAAAACTTACAGCATCGGATGGATATTATTATGAATGAACTTGGTAAGATAAAAAAATGGAACGCAGAGATTAAATCTGATTTAAAAGTTTATATTGATATGACAATGAGGAAAAAATAATGGCACTACCTTTTAAATGTAGTAATTGCGGAAATGGAATTAGAGAAATCGTTGGTATCTGTGATAAGTGCAAAGATGAAGAGGAGTAATGGATTTATTCTGTATAGATGTTGTAATTTTAATATTATGGATAATACTAATAATTGATTGATATGGAAGACTTTATGTCATATTATGCTGAATACGGAGCGATGGGGTTAGTATGTGCTGCTTTCTTTTATGGGTACTTTAAACAATCTCAAAGAGCTGATGAACAAGCGAGGTCTTTACAGGGGTTAAAGACTGAAAACAGAGGTCAAAGTGAGACTCTTGAAAATATGGAAGGAATGATTATTAAACTTATTAACAGATGGAATCAGTCAGATGATAAACTTGATAGAAAGTTTGATAGCATTACTAAAGAAATAAATGATTTAGATAATCAAGTATCAGAAATAAAAGGTGTTATAAGCAGATTAAATGGAAAACACTAATGAAACTTAATACAAACATATCCTTAGAAAATGTAATGACAATTATTGTATTAATTGGTTCTATGACTCTTGCTTTTGGATTTATGAAAGCAGAGATTAATTATATACAAGACATACTAGAATTAAAAGTGGATAAAGAAGTAATAGAATTAAAGCTCGATATAATCCACGCAGAATTAATTGACTTAAAAGAAATGATAATAGAAAAGGAGAATTAATAATGGAATGGATGAATTGGGAAAACTTTGCATATTTAATGGTAATTATCTTAGGTGCAGTAGGCACAATGGTTGCTACTAAATATCGTATTGTGGTAAAAGAATTAAAGGAAGTAGCAGCTAAATATCACGAAGCTTCTAAAGATGGAAAAATAACTAAAGAAGAACAGCAAGCTATTGCAAAAGAATGTATGGATGTTATGATGGCTGTAGTTAAAATGGTTTGGAAGTTCTAATTGCCTAAACAAAAATATATTATTCGTGATTTTTCTGGGGGAATGAATACAAAACGTGACCCTAGAGATATTGCTGAAAATGAATCTAGTTTAATTATAAATATGTCTATTGATTCTATTGGTAAAATAAAAACTATGGGTGGTTTTTATGAACATATAACACCTAGTAGTGGTTCTTTTACTAATGCTACTTGTGATTATAATAATGACCCAACAATTACGCACGATGCGGATGTACGTATAGTTGCTGGTTTGTACGTAAAAGGTACAGGTATTCCTTCTGGAGCAACTATATCTTCAATTACAGATAGTACAACTTTTGAATTAAGTGCATCTACTACAACTGGTGCTGTTTCAAATGGAACTTTGACATTTAGTAAAGATGCTTTTTTAACTGAGTATATTTCTAATAGTAGCGTTAATATTGTTGATGCAAGTGATGCTACTAAAACTGGAGGTGGTTATAATGCTTTTTATTTTGAATCAGATTATAGTCCTTATATAGAAAATACAATAACTGATAGATTACATCCCGGGACTAGTAATCCATTGGCTTTAGGAACTGGAAGTGGTACAATTCAATTTGTAAAAACTGATAGTAAACCAGATGCATCAGCAGCTTCACCGGTATACGAACCAGCATAATTATGGCTTTACCACAAAAACAATATATGGAATTAAATGGTGGAGGTGTTCATACAAATAGCACTATATATACATCAGATAGTTCAGATACACAAAATCTTATAAAAATTGGAGATATTTTAAAGATATCAGGTACTGCTAGTAATAATGGTATATATACAGTTTCATCTATTGTTAAAAATGGTTCTGATATTCAATATGTATTAGAAGGAAATACACTTACAAATGAAAGCAGTGATACTGATAGAGCTTTAGAAATTCAGGTATTAAGACCTACTGGCGATAAGTTATGTGTTATGTCGCAAACAACTAGTGGTGGTTCTCTCTCTGTTTGGTCAACAAATAAAACAACAACTCCAGCAACAAGACAAAATGGATGGTTAACTGATGAAATAACCACTACAATACTTGGGGATTCTCAACAACATATATTTTATTTTATTGATAATGCATTACGTATATGCAATATAAATGAAGAGTGTGAATCTATAATAAAATGGTATGGATTTATACAGCGTGACCAGTTTGGAAACTCTGATAATTCTAGTATATCTGCAAAATTTTGTGAATGGCAAGAACATCCAAATACATTATCTCCACCAAGAGTTACTGGTAAGTATACATTCTCATATGCTACTACAGATTTTAATGAAGATAAATCAACTAATTATTATCAAAATAATCGTGGTGTTGTAAATGCAAAAAAAGATGGCGTTAGTGATTTACGTTTAAATATGGAACCAACTACTAATACAGTTGCATTTGGTTTTGAAAATTCAGGTGGAACCGAAAGATTAGACCAAGCTACAATAGGAGAGGTTATAACAATAGATACAGATTTAGGAATTTCTCCAACAGAATATTTACTTTGTGAAAAACCAGCTGGTACAAGTAGTACAACAATTTTATATAAAAGAGCTTATGGTGGTGCATTAACTGGAACAGCTCCTACAAATAATGCAGACGAAGATACTCCAATATTAAATAGAGGTATTGGGTGGAATATTGCAGTTAGTGATGGAACATCAGATGGAGATTGGTTAGCAGATACATATGAGTTTTATGAAACATTTGTTTATGATGGCAATCAAGAGTCACTACCTGTGCAAATAGGTAATGGAGCAGCTAGTATTGCTGCGTTTAATCATACAGCAGTTGGTGGTAAATCATTGCGTGTTGGTGTGTACACTGACGTAGTTTATAATGGTAGAATATCTGGTGGTAGAATCTATATAAGAAGAGCTGAATCAGATGATGAGCTTACGTTATTATTAGATATAGATATAGTACAGGGAGTTAGAAGTTCTATGACTGGAGATTTTTCTTCTTGGTCATATAATCTAACTACTAGCGATGGGAATGCAAATGGTTTTTATGTTATCCCAGATGCCGCAGGTAATTGTAAAGAACCAAATATAGATACGTATACAACTATAAACGGATTCTCTAATCAAACAAAGTTTATATCTATTGGAAAAAGAAATGAAATATATAAAGATGCCGTAGTTGCAAATAGAAGAACATTTATTGTAAATGTAAAACATTCTGGGTATACAGGAGAACTTGAAAAATACGGTGATAGGTTAATGTATAGTGAGATAAATAGATTCGATACTTTTTTAGAAAATAATTTTATTGATGTATCTAAAGGTGATTATGGTGAATACGTAGCAATAAAAACATTTGCTGATAGGCTTATTGCGTATAAACATAATCTTGTACATATAATAAATATAGCTAGTCCTAATCCTGCTAATTGGTATTTAGAAGATACGTTACGTTATGGTGGTATAAACTTTAAATATAGTGCTACAAATACAAAGTATGGTATAGCTTGGGTATCTGATACGGGATGTTATTTATATGATGGTAGTAAAGTTACTAACTTAATCGAAAGAAAATTAGGAGTAAACGAAACAACAAATTCTGAAAGTGATAGTGGAACAGTATTTCAATGGTCTAATTTTGTTAATGGAAGTTCAACACTAAAAGATGCTATGATTGGCTATGAGCCTATGAGTAATTCTTTAATTATTTTACGTAGCCCAACAGATAGTACGTCTAATAGCGACAACGGATTTATATATGATTTTAATACTGGTGGATGGATTCATACTGATGCATTAATTACTGACAGTAGACATTTAACTAATTTTTTTACAGACTGGAATAATAATTTATGTGTTGGTGAAACTGTAGGTTCAAATGAAACTGATTTAAAAAAGTTTTTACCAGTATCATTACCATTGGCTGGGCAAAAATTATATACTAAAGATATAGATTTTGGCGACCCATCTACTACTAAAAAAGTTTATGCAGTTACAATTACTTATAAATCATCAGTTAGTCAAGCAAATCCATTACAATATGCTGTAAATGGAAAACAAAGTTTTAGTTCTTTTGCTACAAAAACAATATCTGCTACTTCTGATTATGATATTGCCACATTTACTGCAAGTTCTCCTATTTCCTGTGGCAGTATGCAATTTTTAATTAGCTTACCATCTACTGGTACGTTTGAAATAAATGAAATGTCTGTAGAATATAGAGCATTACGTAATAAAACAGTATCTGATGGCTAATAGAGATATACGTAGAATAATAAATAGTAAACAAGATTCATTAGAGTCTACAGGTAATCTTTCTATAAATAGTATGTCTGATGGACAAGTATCTATATCTAAATCATCTAGTGAGTTGCTATCTATAAGTAAAAAAAAATACGGTAGGCTATATAAAAGTTATATGTCATCTACTGGTAATCAAATAGTAGATAGAAATCTTACAATCAATGGTAATTTAAAAGTAAAGGGAATTATTAATAAAGAGGTTATGATTTTTTATCATCCTTTTAATGTTACTGGTACAAGCAAGGTTTATCTTCCTTGGAGTTCAATAAGTGAAGCAGCATCTATTAATTATTATAATAATCTTATAGCTCCGTATAGTGGTAGACTATTAAAAGTTGTTGCTAGGTCAGAAGAAGCATTAGGTAGTACGGTAATAGGGTTTCATAAAGCATCTGATGGTACAGAAAGTCCTAGCTCAACAGCGACAGAAGAAATAACTGTAAATATGTCAGCTGATGATACTAGTTATACTTTTGATTTTACCAAAACATCTTCCTTTAATAGTGGTGACGTAGTTGCTATATCTATTAATCCAACTAGTACACCAAATGATTCTAGAGTTACATCAGTTTGGTTATTTGATATTTTAATATAATGGATACTTTGATATTATTGTACAATTTATTATCTTTGAAACGTAAAATTACATTTTTACATAATGTTAGGAATATAGCATGAATACTTTATTAGGTTACTCATACCAAGGTGGTGGTGAAGTACCATCTTCATATCAAAATGGCGGCAATGTAAGCCCTACCTTGGCTGCCTTACTTCGTAAAAGAGAAAAAGCTAGGTCTCAAGATGAATATGAAGATATTATGATAGATGAAGCTAAAAAGAGAGAGTCAGCTTCTAGTTGGGGTGGCTTTGGTTCTCTTCTTGGTAGTTTACTCTTACCTGCACTTACAGGAGCTACTGGTGGTTTAGGTTTAGCTTTAGCGGCTGGATTAGGTTCATATGGTGGTAAGAAAATAGGTTCTTCTGCTGGATATGATGGTACTCCAAGATTATTTAGTTCTCCTGACTCTGAAGATTATAGTTCTGTAATGGAAGATGAAGATTTAATATATGGTAAAAAAGCATTTGAAGATATGGGTAAGTCTGCTAGGGATTATTCTAGGAGGGGTATAGACCAAGATGCTATTGTTAGTGGTTTAAAATCTGGTTTAATGGCAGGATTTGGTGGCGATGATAGTATATATGCTAGAGCTGGTAAAAGAAATTTGTTTACTCCTCAAGCAATGCCGACTAAAGTTGAACCTTGGTCAATGGGTAAATCAGATTTTATTGCTGGTGCTGAACAAGGTGATTATGGTCAATTTACTAAGTTAAAAAATACTTTTGGTTTACCTGATTATCGTAGAAATTTACTTGATTATATGAATATTGGAACGGCTCAACCTTTTGATATTGCAAACCCACTTTCCTTATAGATAATGCCCGGTTTATTAGACTATATAGTACAAGATTATGAGAACGGTGGAGATGTAAATCCATTTGACCAATCTTCATCTCCAACGCAATCTGATGTTCTGGATAAATATGATATAAATTTAACCGATGATAAATATGCACCATTTATACCAACATATGACCAAACAGGTGAAAACTTTCTTAGAACTAACTATATACAGGATAGGCAAGGTTTATATGGTGGAGCTAGAAGTGCATTGGGTCAATTAGGTCAAAAATCTAGAGAAACATCAGTACAGCAAGGTTTTGCAGGAGCTGGTAAATCTTTGTTAGATACCACTAGGGGAGATATTGTAGACCAATTTGGTATGGATGCACAACGTCTGGACACAGGATTAAAGCAAGATATATATGGCAGAAGAAGAGATTATGATGAAGATGTATTGTCTGCCATTGCAGACTTACCTGATGATGCTTACACTATTGGTGGTGAAACAAGAATAGATGTTGATAGTTTAATTGGTTATCAAGGGGATACAGTTTTTTATAATAATAACGAGTTTAGATGGAATTCAACACTAAGGTTATATCTACCAGTAGGTTCTGATGATGATACTACTACATTGGGATTTAATCCAGAAAATCCTCCACCGGGTGGTCAAAATGCAGATGCAGATGCACCTTGGAATCAACCCGGATATGACCCATCTAATTATGCTACGGGGGCATCATGGACAGATACTGATGGTAAGAATTATATATTTAATGCCGCTGATGGTAGTTGGCTTTGGGACGGTTTTTAATGGCTAGAAGAAATATATTTGACAGAGATACTGGAGCGGGATACTATTCTGATGCACTAGGTAATTTCTTAGAGAATATACCTAGCTTTTATGGGCAAATAGCTAGAGAAAAAAGGCTTGAAAGACAACGTATAGAAGACACTAACTATAGGAATCAGACTTATAATAACCAACTATTACAACAGTCTAGGAATAATATACGGCAAAAAGAATTAGACGATTTAAATGAAAGAAAATTTAATCAAAAAGTAAATAATGATAATTATACTCAGGCATATCAAATAGCTAAAGCTAAGTATGATGCTACTGGTGATTATAGTCAGCTTGCTCAAGTTGAGCAACAATATTCACCGGAGACTTATGATTCTGAAAAAATTAATAAAATAAAAGCTGGAACTACTGATAGACAAATTTTTGATGCTAATTATTTAGATTGGGATTCATTAAGTCTAGATGAGAAGTATGGTAGGGGGAATGAGTTACAAGATTTGATTTCACAATCATCAATGTTAATGAAAACAGGTGATGCTAGAAATAAAATTAACTATCAAAACATTAATAAAATTTTAAGAAATGAATTTAAAACTTACACAAAAAATTCAGGTCAGCTTATAAAAGATAAGGATTTGTGGTCTGGGCAAAAAGGTCAATATGGATTAAAATCTTATGAATCTAATGAAAGAGATATTAAGTCTTATGAAAAACAATTAGATGATTTACAATCTAGGATAAATGAAATAATTCCACAAAGTTTATCTAAAGTAAAAAACCCAACAACACTTAAAGAAGCTGGATATAACGATAGGCAAATACAAGAATTAAGTATACTTAATAATAGACTAGAAAACTTAGAAATTAAAAAAGTAAAATTAATGGATAAGAATCTTGAAATTACCGATGGTTTTAGATACCCTATTTTTAATATAGACCCTATTGGTGAAGATTATGCTCTAGAAGGTATGAAGCCTGAAAGACCTGTAGAGCAAGAAACTAATATTACAGAGAACAATCAAGAAAAATTAGAAAAAATGGATGCTGATATATTATCTAGTATAGGTGATTTAGATGATGCAAAGATAAATGAACTTATGAGCGTATTAGATTCAGATAACCCTGAAGATTTAAATAATTATTTGTTTGGCTTTGAAGAGGGGGAAACTGATTTAGTAGAGGGTGAGACTTCTACTGCTAAACCAATACAAACTGATTTAGCTAATGTTGAAACTGGAGATGAAATAGAAAAGCCAATAGTTGCTGAAACAGAAACTCAAGATAAGATAGATGTATCTGATACTATTGAAGAAACTGTTGATGAAGATATAGATGTTGTAGATGCGGGTGACGAAGGTACAGAACCTGACCAAGGAGCTGGAAGTATTTTAAGTAATCTACCAATAGGAACATTATCAGCTGGAAAAACACAGCCAATAGGAGAAATTGAACCTGATAAAGATTTATTTTCTACAGAGCCGGAAAAAGAAATAAGTGCTAAGAAAAAAGATGAAATAAAAACTCAAGAAGAATTTTATAGAAAAAAAGATAAAAATTTTGATGCAGGTTTAAACGCATCTAAAAATATTTTTGATTCTAATATTAGAGATGCTTCAGGAAATAAAATAAATATTACAAAGCCAAAAGATTTCTTTAATCAAATAAAATCAATGGCTAATCGTATTAAGCAAATAAATGAAATGCCTGAAGTTAAGATTAGGGGTACTCGTGGTGTTCCTAGAACTTTTGTTAAGTCACAGCAATTATTACTTGAGCAAAAACAATTATATAGAGATTTGTTTGAACTAAAAGATAAATTAAAAAACGTAAAAAATATTTATTTTCCACAAATAGATAGTCAAGGAAATAAAACTGGTGGGCTTACAAAAAGAAAAACATCAACTTATAATCAATCTTTAAATAGTATTATAAGTAAGTTACCAAAAGATTTTGATTTAGCATTTAAAAAAGACCGCTTAAGTCAATCAGAGTATGAAAAAGTTTTAGGTTATTAATTAATTATTGATGTATTATGCCAGACGGTTATAGCTTTTATGAGGATTTATTAAAAAGAGCTGGGCAAGAACCAGAGAAATATCAAAATGCCATCCCCGGTATTGAGCAACTTGGTGATAAATTATACAATAAAACCCAAGTAACTGAAACACAAGTAGAAGATTATTTACCTGAAGCTAAAAAAGTAGCTGAACAAGAAGTTTTTGAATCTAGAGAGGATGCTAAACTTTATGGTTTTGTTCCGGGTAAGTGGTTACCTGAATGGGTAAAAGAAGGGTATAATAATAGTATAGAGGGTTTAGGTTATCAGATAGCAACAGGACAACGATTCTTTGATGTTAGTGAAGATTATTTAGATAATAAAGGTTTTGCTGAAGATGTAGGTCAATCTGTTATGTCTTTTTTTACTATTGCTGACATGGGTTCATTGATTGCTGGGGGTGGAATAGCAGGTGGTATTGCTAATGTTGGGTATAAGCAGGCGGCAAAACAGACCATTAAACAACTGATTAAAAATAATGTACAAAAAGGTTTAAGTAAGGAAGCTGCAGAGCGTGCAGCACAAAAAACTGTTACTCAACTTGTTAGTAAAAATAAAAAGAAAGCTGCACAAATTATTAGAGCTTCATCTGGTATGAAAAATAAAATAAGTGAAAAGTTAGCTTTAGAGATAGTTGAAGAAGGTGCTAAAAAACTTCCTAATAAAATTATGAGTTCAGCTATAGGTGGCGGTGGGGGACTTGGTTTTTATGGAGGTCTTCAATCTGCATTTGGTCAGGAGTTACAATCTGGAGATATAAGTGCTCTTATGGTAACAAAAGATGCTGCATTAAATGCTGGTTTAGGAGCTGTTACCGCAGGCTCTGGTTCTGCATTTGGTAAATACTTATCAACTAAATTAGGTAATCCTATAACTGCTACTCAAAAATTAGCTCAAACAACTGCAGTTAAAGCGTTGGAAACTGCACAGTTTGGTCTTGCTACTCCCTTAATGGAGGGTAGAGCACCTGAGTGGAAAGATTTTGCTCATGCCGCTGGAGTAATAGCTGGTATGAATGTTGCAAGGAGAATACCATCTACTGCTGTAAAGTTAGCTGGCTTTGATAACCCTAAACTTGGAATGAAAAGTGCAGCTAAAACAATGGCTGAAGGTGTAAGTGCTCAAAAAGCTGAATCTCAAATTTGGACATCAAAAGGTGGTGCTTCATTAATAGATGTTAAATTTAAAGATATTGTTAAGGATGGTAAGAAAGTTGGAGTTGAAGTAACTGGTAAAAAAATAAATTTAAAGACAAATGAAATTTCTGAAACACCTACAACGCTAACAGAAAAACAATTTACATCTCGTGGTTATGCTAGAAAAAGAGCTGGTAAAACTACTGAATCTATTAAAAAGGGTCGTAGGCAAGAAATATTTGGGAGAAAAAAGAAATTAAATATATCAGATAAAGAATTTAGAAGAGTTGTAGAGGCTGAAACTGGTGTTGAAGTTAATCCAAAAAAGAATAAAACTGGTTTTAGTCAACTTAGTTCTTTACAACAAATTAGAGTTTTAGATTTATTAAGAAAAAGACAAACTAAAAAAGATATATATAAAAATTTTAAAGAGCAGGGTTATGATGAGTTCTTTATACCAAAAAGAGTAATTACAAGTAAGTTAGTTCCTGAATTTTTAATGCAGACTAAAAATAGGAATAGAACTCAAATTGGTAGAGAGAAAGCAAGAGATATTGATGCAGCTGATGCCAGAGGTATTACTTTATCTGGTACTTATATATATAAATTAAAAGAAGCTGGTATTTATTCAGGTGGTATTTTAGGTCGTTTATTTGGAAAAATCGAAGTTGAAGTTCCTAATGCAGACTATAGGGTAGGAAATAAATCTCCTACTAAAAAAAGAGATAAGTTTTATATAAAATTAAGAAAAGAAAAAGAAGCTAAAGAATATTTTGAAGACTTAGGTAGAAGATTAGGACAAAGAGAAAATCAAGCAGATGCAGATGTTGTAAAAGTTAGAAATATATTAACGGAAATATATGGAGATGCAAAAAAAGCAGGAGTTCCTGTTAGGGCTTTTAGAGAAAATTATTTTCCTAATCAAATTAAAGAAAAATTTTTAAAGTTTTTAGGTAGTGACATATTTAAAATAATAGAAAAAGACCCAACATTTGAAAGTACAAAATTAAAGGACAAGAGTTATATAGTTAATCATATAAACAAAATTCTTGGAAGTAGTAAATTAAGTCCAGAAACAAAGTTAGCATTTGACCATATAGCAAAAGAATTAGTAAAAGAAGCAAAGAAAAATGGAATTGAATTAAGCGATAAACAAGCTAGGGCAGATGCATTTTTAAAAATAAGAGACACAATTTATAAACAAAGGTGGTCTTTATCTGGAAATCTTGTAAAATCAAGAACTGCAAGTTTTCCTGAAGAGTTTTATGAAAGAGATGCTAGGTTAGTATTGACTAAATATGCTAATGATGCTGCTAAAGATGTTGCAAATACTGAGTTTTTTGGAGCAAAAAATGAAAAAATTAATGTTGCCTTAGCTCAATTAAGAGCTTTGGCTAATAAAGCTAGAGACCAAAACAATGAAGTAGCAAGACAGTCTATAGAAAAAGAAATAGCTTGGCTCAATCAAACATTTAATTCCTACAATAATATGATAGAGGTAGACCCAACTAAAAATTGGGCAGACCCTCGTGCTAGAAAGATTTGGTCTGCTACAACTGATTTTGAGGTAGCTACAAAAATAGGTCTTGGTTATGCAACCATACCTAACGTAACACAAACTTTTATATCTACAGCAGTAAAAGCTGGTTACTGGAATACATTTAAGGGTACATATAATTTAGTTTTTGATAAAAAATATAAAGCAAGAATAGCTAAATCAGGTCTTAGTAATCTATCTGTGTTTCAAATGATTTCTGGTCTTGAGCCATCTGATAATATTTTTGGCAGAGCTGCACATATTACGACAAAGCTAAGTGGTTTTCAAGCAATGAATAAAGTAAATCAATATGTAGCCGCAGCAGCTGGGCACGAATATGTAAAGAATTTAGTAGATGTATCAAACGGAAAAGGAACTGGTCTTTCTAAATTAAAATCTAAATCGTGGGCAAGAGATAATTTAAAACAATTAGGATTACCAGAGGATGTTAAGAAATTATCAGAAAGACAAATTCTTGAATCTATGTATCGTTTTTCAAGAGACGCACAATTACAAAGAAATGTTTTAAACGACCCTATGATGTTTAATGACCCTAGATTTAGACCTTTATTTTTATTTAAACGATTTGGATATAAGCAATTTAATTGGATAAGAGAAAACGTAGGTAGAGAAGTATTTGTTCATGGTAATGTACTTCCTTTATTAAGGCTTGGTGTAGGTGGATTCTTTGGTGCTCAATTTGTTGTAGCATCTAAGAAAGCTCTTAACAATTTCTTAGCTGGGGATGAGGGTGTCTTTGATGAAAATCAGTTATTTGTCCCCGGATTTATTATGCCTAAAGGAGTTGAGTATGAATATTTAGGTAATGATGTTAATATGGATTTATCTGAATATAAATGGTCTGATTTCTTAGATGATGTAGCCGCAGTAGGTGCAGCTGGTTTTATTGGTGATATATTAGCTAATGAAGATAAAGCTCGTGCTTTAGAATTTTTAGTTAAGCCTGCAATATTACAGGATGCTTTAAAGGGAATTAGTGCTGTGCAAAGGACATATAAAGATATACAAGATTATGGTATAGGAATAAAAACGGGTCAAAGGGCATTAAAATATATTGCACCTATACTTGGTACTGCTCCAAGAAGGTTGGCTCAACAATTTGAAACAGAAGGGCAAAAAGAAACCTACATTAAATATAGAAGGGGTATTGTAAAGGGTAGAATGTTAGATGCTTTTATTAATGAAAATGATGCAGAAGCTTATAAGATTATGAAGGCTTGGAATAATGCTTATCCCGAACAATACTTTACATCAGATGATATGGATAGTAACGCTATATATGATAGAATAAAGAAGAAAGAAGAAAGAAGGTATAACCCTTAATCTTCCTCTTTTTTATTTTCTTTAGCAGGTTCGTTCTTTACTTTTTTCTCTAGTTCTTCCCTAGCAATATTATTTGCATTTTGAACTTCTGCTAGCCTGTCAAATATTTCTTTTAATTGTTTCACAGTTAATTACCATTTCCCATTATTTATTTTATCTTTTTCTCTATCAACATGCCAACCATTATTTTCATTAAATAAATAATATTGAAAACCTAATTCAGTATTATCAATACGATTATATAAATGACCCTCACTTTCAAGCATATCTAACCTTATTAAAGTATTATCATCAATTTTATAAACTTCTCCATGAACTTTACCACCTTTATCTTCTAGTAATAACGGAAAACTAAATCCATCTGGAACATATATAGAGTGGTCTTTTAAAATTTCATTATTTAAAAATTTACTATTTCTTAAAAGATGATGATTAGAACCATCTTTTTTTAAAGTTCCATATACAAAAACATTATACATATTACTAATTCCTATTAGGTTTACTTGGTAAATAATTAACACCACAACAACTTGCTACTGTCTTTAACTCATATAAGTTTTTTCCCAATCCAACATCTCCACATTTTTCACAATACCCTCTATAAAAACCCATATCATTCATTTTCCATAATTGTTTATTAGGTGTTGAAAAATCATTAAATTCCCAACTACTAATACACATCTTCCAATTTTTAATTTTTGTTTTTCCACGCATCCATCCGCCTGCTTCATAATGATTATAAAATTTAACAGCATTTTTCTTAGCATCGTTAATATTCTTTTCACGAAAATATCTTATAACCATATCTAAATCTTTTGGCTTTGCTTTATATTTATCAATAGGTTTAGCTTTTTTCTTTACATTTTCATCTCCGGGGTCTCTTGGTGATACCCACTTTGTTACATCTTTATTTATAGAAGTAATGAACTCTGTTTGTATCGTTATGGTTTCAACCATTTGCTTACATAAATTTTGAAGTTCATTAACAGATTTTTCTAATCTATCTATTTTGTCCATTTTTAATTGCCTCCTTACACTTTTTACATTTAATTCTTTTTTTTCCATACGCTGGTACATTATCATGATAAACAGTAGGCTTATATCTATAATGGTCTTCCCACACTTGATTACATAATGTGCAGTAGACTAAATAAGTATCACTACTTCTATCTATATTTCTTCTACCTGAAGTCTTATAAGACATTTCTCTACATACTTTTCCAAGCATTACATCAGATAATATACTATCAGAAGTTAAAATGTCTATTATTTCAGCACTATATTGGTTTTGATGCCTATGACTATTCTTTTTTATAATTTTGCTCAAAAAAGTACCTCTAATTTCCTTTATATAGCTGTTTTATTATTTTTTAATACCAATGTTCAGTTATTTATTATCTGGCAATAGGGGCTAAATTAATAACCCCTATCACAATTCAACCTAAATACGAGTTATTTAAGTTAAAATGGGTTGTCATCTTTCTTTTGAAAGTTACCCCTGAGTTGAGTTTTACCATCTTTGGTCTTATTTATCCAAATAGATGCTTTCATATCAACTCCACCAACTTTAGCATTACCTGTATAATCAGGTTTATTGTCGCCTTCATTTTTGAAACCGTTTTTCAATAAACTCATGCTATTGTCTTTCATCTCGTAAGCCATAATGACTCTCCTTTATTGTTAGGTGTTATACATAATATCTTTTTCAGTGAAATAACTAATTCGCCAATCAGGTATATATCAACCTTTTATATTATGTACAACACCATTGTTATTAAAAAAATCTTTTGAAATTAATTTATCAATAGGAACTAATAAAAGTTCTGAATCGTTGTTATCTCCACCTTTTACTCTTTTAACTAATCCTTTCTTTAAAAGTTCCCTAATAATATCTTTTAATTTTTTAACAGGAAAACAAACCATAGTTTCCATTTCCCCATTTATTGTTAGTATGTGAAACCACCAATCAGCTTTAGTTGCGGCTAACCCCGAAGGCTTTCCTTTAAAATTTACTTCAATAGCTATATTACCTGTCTTCGCCCAAGTATCTCTTTCAGTTTTTATCTCTATCTTACTTTTTTCTCGTAATAGTCTTTCTAATTTTCTTTCATAGATAAGACCAAATTGTAAATCTAAATCAAAGTTAGGGTTATACGTCATCTTTAAATTCTTTTAGCATTGATAAAAGCATAATGAATTTTTCATAATCTAAAACAATATAAGCACTACCATAGTCTTCTCTTATCACAACACCATCTTCTTCTTTTTCAGGTTTGCACCACTTAGCTATCTTTGTTCTACGTTTACAACCATAGTATCTACCTTCAATCTCTATGTCTCCTTTCTCATGTTGAGCACCACCCCTATCCCTATTGAAAGCTTCCAAGTTATATTCTTTAGCCAGCTTAACAGAAAATCTTTGTAGTTCAGCACCACGTTGCCTATTTCTTCTGCCTTGCCTAACTCTTTTCGGGTCTTTTTTCTTAGCCATTATTTAGTCCAAGGCGATGCAAAGAAATTATATGTACCACTTATTACCTTATCCATAAAAGTAACAGTTTTAACTTTTTTAACTTTTACTCTTTTTACTGTACCTTTTTTCATTGTATTCTCCTTATTATATACGAGCAAGTAGGTATTACCCGCCCATTTCTGTTTAGTTTTAAACATTATTTGTTTAGATTTTTTAATTTATCTAATTTTTCATTTATTTTTTTTCTGTACAATTCTGCATCTTTATCAGATTTTGCCCAGAAATTAACTCCATCTTTTAAAAAATATTTTTTATATCCTTCTCTTATATGAAGTCCATTTTCTTTTTTACTCATATTACTCTCCTAACATTCCCGACTATAATCGGGGTTTATTGATTCAGTATTAATATTATCTTCTGCAACTGCATCATTATATTTAGTAATTAAATCAACTCTTATATCTTTTAAGTCGCTAATTAACTTATAAAATGGTTGCTTATAATCAACATTAGATTTAGACCAATCAGAACTATAGATGTTTATCTTTACCATATTTTGCAAAGAGTTAACAATCATATCTAACTCTGTAATGTTAAAATTTATTTTAGCATTTATTTTTTCGTAATCAATATTCAAAACGGAATATCTCCTTTCCCTACTAATTCCACAGTTCTTGCAACATTGTATTTAATAAACTGATTAAAGTCATTTGTAAAAGATTTCTCAAAAACATCAATGTTTACGACATTATGTATAATATCTTCTTTGTTTAATGGTTCAATCATACCTGTTTCGCTGTCTCTTTTTTTAGTTAACTTCATTAATTTCAAATACTTAGAGTATCCCCAATTTCTTTTTGGTTCAAACTTATATCCTGACATCTTTTTATATACAAATATACCATTGTCCTTAACCTGTTCACTTTTTAGAGATAAAAACTTATCATCATCTATAGAGTAAACAGGTTTAAAGACATCAGATATATGGTTACCAAATCTGACATTTGAATTACATTCAATATCAATTATTGTAGCCTTATATCTACCTGTGGGGATAACATCTTTATAGGTCACCATATCCAGATATCATCTGACTTATTCTATCTAAACTTGCTTGAAGATTATCAGGGGTAATTTTCCCATCTTCTAGTGCCTTTAGAACTTTTTCTTTGTCAGCTGCTTTTAAAGATTCAGCATTTTTTCTGATTATCACATCAAAAGTCTCACCAATCTCATTGTCTTCAGGAAATAATTCCTCATCTCCCTTTGGCATGTCATCATTTTTACTAACATTAACAATGTTTTTAATGCCATCATACCCATGTATCACAAACTGAACCCATTTTTCAATGGTTTTCATATTGTCAGCATTAAGTTCCATGCCCTTACTGAAAGCCTCTACAGCAATACCATGCCGTATCTTTCCTTCTGTTATCTTATCCCAATCGGGTTGTTTGTTATCGCTCATAACGTACTTTCTCCTTCTCCTTTTAGACCTCCACCACAAACTCTGTAAAAATTGCAATACTTTATATTACATTCCCACGAATACATCGGGGCAATACCTAGTTCAATAGGAGGGTTACCTTTTTTAAATTTATCGTTTAAATCTCTCCAATATACTTTCGCTTCTTCTATAAAAGCTAAATCAACAGGATATTCTCTAACCCTAGAGGTATCCTTGTTGTAATAAAACAAAGCTAATTTTTTTAATCTAGTATTATGCTCTTTTTCATACCACCATGCATAAGTACCTAGCTGAAGATGGTAATTAACAGATGGATTTGGGTCTTTATATTTATATCCAAATAACTTACTCCATTTTCTAGAGTTACAAGTTTTTATATCATATAAAGCACCATCATCGGCAATTAAGACATCTAAAAACCCTCTTACATTTACTTCGGGTAACCTTATTTCCCTTTCAATATATATTTTAGAACCATTTAATTGAGCATATTCAGTTAATGCATCTTGTATATCTTCGTGAACCATATCGCCAATCCTGAATAATCTCATTGTATCAGCATCTATTGGGTTTGGTTTTACTTTAGCAACATGCTGAAAGTAGTGTTTTCTCATACACATACCTGAAGAGGATGCATGAAACCATTGTTCTTTGCCTACATATCTCTTCTGTCTATTTAACTCATTTTTATCTGCTATATACTTATCATATATGTCTTTAATATCAATCACTTAAAGTGCTCCCTTCCTTTTCTTTTTTTATAAAAGATTCTGCCCACCTATCTAATTCAAGTAATTCTTTCGATTTAAATCTTTCTACTACATGGATAGCTTTATTTATACCGCATATTTCATGAAAGTAGTAGTCTTTTTTAGGTTCATCTTCCCATTTTTTCTCTACTTTCTTTATTTCTTGATGTAGTTCTTTTTCTAAATTATCTAAAGTTGCAAACATTTTATCTCCTAAATATAGAGAGTGAGATTACGGAGGACGTAGCAGAGTCCATGCTACTATTTTTAAAAAAGATAATCCCACTCTCTTTATAGTTATTTAGGATACTAGCAGAGTGTAAAGGAATAACACAAATGAGTAAATGTGAAAAAAACAACTCTGCTAACATCCTATTAAATTTAATTAACATCTTAAAAATTACCTATATTTTTATTAAGGGCGGTAACCCCTGAGAAACAAGAAACACAGAGGTTACCTAACATGACGTGCCCAATTACGTTGCACAAAACAAACAACGTATAACTATAACCCAAGCTGAATGCCTTCTTCTTTTGCCTTGCCATAGTATATTTAAATTCTTTTATCATTACGTTTTAATATTTTATTATATGCTTTAATAAACTTTTTTGCATACTTCTTACCAACTTCTATTTGTAATTGTTCATAGTTTTCATCAGTAATTAATTGTGATATATAACTCATCTTACTCATTTTATCCTCTTTTTATAATTGCTTTTTATTTTTCTATAATCTTTCTTTAATATGAATTTTATATTTCCATTATTATCTTCAACTTCTTCTCTCAATTCTAAATGACTATATTCATCTTTATCAGGTACATCTTTACTATTTATAAAATTAATAAATTCAGTTAATCTCATTTTATTTTCCTTTCTTTGTTTGTTTATTTGACTCTAATACGCACCAAGTTTCAAAAAGTTCCAAATTATTTTTTATCGAAGGGACATTCTAAAAAAGATTTAAAAAAATTAATCTTCTTTACTTGGTTATTCTTTGGTATATATTTCTGAAACGCAATCGTGTATTTCTTATCCTTTCTTGTATTTTTATACCACATAATATGCATCCGACCATATGCTTGAACAGGTATAGCGATATAATCAGCTTGTGTAGGCTTTACCCTAACTTGAATAGATGATTCAGTCATCATAGTAGTATGATATTTTACTTGTATTTTTGTGTACGTATTATCTTGTTCTACTAATAAGTCTATACCAAAATCATCCACTGCGGGAGCGTATAAATTTAAATTCCTCTCTAATAGAAATTTTATTACCATATTTTCCCCAATATAACCCTTACGAGTTCTGCTTAATTTTATATTTTTAGACATTATGTATAATAGGATTACTGATTACTTCTAATAATACTATTTAATTTAAGAGCAGAATCTTTCCAATTATTTAAATTATGCTCTGTTACATCTAACTTACCTTTTAGATAAACTATAAATACTAAAAGACCTAATATTGTTAAAGATAAAATTGTATAAACCATTATCTATCACTCCTTTTTTTTACTTCTAAAATATAAGCTTCCCAAATTTGCATCATTAATTCTTGACTAATTTCATTCTCTTCCATATAAGCTATTAAGTTTACATTCCCATCTCCATCCATTGTTCTTTTAAAGTCATCGTATAAATGGTCAAAGATAATATCGTTTTCTGTTATCATTTTATTCTTCCTCGCTTATTATTTCTTTAGACCATAAGAACTCATCTTGCTTAGGCTTAGTATTTACACACTCGCCACCCATATAATTCTCTTCAGCCTCTTTAATATTTTCAGCCTCTACTTCCCAAAATTCTATGGTAGTATTTTGAATAGCTATTTTAAATTTTCTCATTTTTTTCCCTTTCTTTAATTTGTAAAAGTTTGGCAGTTAGGTAGACTAGACCATCTAAAACCTCTTCTAATGCCTCTTCTACCCAATCTCTGCCATCGTGAACATCTAACTCCTCGTTATATTCTCGCTTACCTTTTTCTAAGCGTTCCTCTAGCATAGATATTATTTTCTTATTCATTTTCACTCTCCTGAATTATTTTAAATCCTTGATGTATTTTCTTATCATAACCATTCATATTCCTATATGTACTTATAGATTTAATATCGTCAGGATTTGTTAATTTGCTTTTCCAATATGGAGTTTTTGCTTTCGTTCTTCTAGCTAAAATTTCTAAATCAACAAGTGTTTCAATATCTAATTTTATTTTTTTATTCATTTTCTGTTATACATAATATCTAAAACATCCCTATAATCATCATCTATATTGCCACTTAATCCAGATATTTTTGGATAATATATTGCGAATAATAAATGTTCTATTTCATCTATTGATGAATTTGATTCGTAGCGTATCCATTCAGATATTTTAGTAATCTTTTTATCTACATCTTTAATTCTAGTCATTTTTATACCCCTCTTTATAGTTATTATACTGCCTCTCTACATAATAAATAAAAGCATTTTCTCCATGGTCTATGAGTCTATCTCTTAAATCGTTGTAGCAAAATTCTTCTTTAGTTAATTTAAAATCACTCATCATCTATACCCTTAAGTTCAATATTATAATCATTAGCTACCTTTTTAAGTAGTATCTCAGTATAATATTTTTTATCTGAAGTCATCTCTAATGTATAACCCATAGTAAATAAATACTCTATAGCATCCATACATTCTTTTTTACTTACTTTATTTAACATTATTTATTCCTTCCTTGTTTTTTCTTTTTTATCTATACATTCTATACATAAAAAATCATCAGAACCATATAACTTTGGTGTTATTTCTCCATCTGTAGACTCTTTATCAAATAGATACATGCCACCATAAATTTCATCTGTGTTTTTTATTGTATTACAATCTGTGCAATTAGTTTCATATTCTTTCATTTTATTTATTCCTTCCTAAAGCACACCACATTAATTCAGGTGTGAGTCTTTTTAAATTACCTTCGTTACATCTTCTCGCCATCCTTCGTACAAAACAATTTAATTCGTACTCTATAGAATCCATAGCACCGCCCCCAATTTGTACACCTACATTTTTAAATTCTTTTTTTATTCTTGTTTTTGTCATGATTTACTCCTTGTTATTTTAAAGGTGTGTCAGGTCTTTTATGGAATTAACGCATCCCTGCGAACTGCCGTTTTATCAAGTCAATCTTCAACACCTTATTACTTGCTTATATCTCTTTAACGCAGAACTTCAAAAAAAGTTCCATATTATTTTTACCTACCTAATAAAATATGATGTATCATTTGTTATTTTTGAAAACAATACACCTTTTCTAATGCTTGTTTCCCATTTTTTAGATAAATCTAAATTGTCTATAATCCACCAATAACAATCTGCGTATGTCTCAAACATTTTATAATATCTTTCATCATCTATTTTATTATATATGTAATAAGTTTCATTTTTTAAATTGTTTACATAACTCATATTATATACCCCTCCAAGTTCTTTTATTTTCTTCTCTATCTGCGAGTAATTCCTCGCCCCTAATATAAGTGAACATATTTACCACCGCTTCAGGGTTTGCAAAATCTGTAGTTACTTCCCCGAAATTGTCGTTCTCATATTCTTTTATATAATCTATTACCTTAAAAGCGTTATCACCTAGCCATTTTTCAGCCTTGTAAGTGCCTATTATATAGTAGTCTTCATTAAATAAATGGTAGTGTAAGTCTTCTTTCCATTGACTCGACCAAGTGCCGTTTTCTTTCCATTCTTTTATAGAGTCTTCTATATACTCGCTTATTTCATTGTCTTTAAATGTTAATGTATTCATTTTAACCTCTTGTTTTATTTAGTTCTAATTGCCATTCTTTAAAATTTTCATAACTCATTTTCTTAGTTATACTAGGTGCGTATCTGTAAATAGTTTCCACTATTACAGAATCATTATTCCTAGTATATATATTCAAGCAAGAGTCATTCCAATTCTTTACTTTTTTAGTTTCATTGTTTTTTAATGTCATGTTTTTATTCCTTGTTTTTGTTTATATACCTTATACCCAAAATAGCATAAAAAGTTCCAAAATAATTTAAAAAAGTTTGTAAAAAACTGGCTGGGGTGGGGAAGCTGGTGGGAAAAGTAACCAGCATATATATAATTAAGTATACTTAAATGCGTCTTTTACAATGTTATGTATAATAGCACATACCTATTTAATAGCCTTAAACCCGCTTAAATCGGCTACAACTTACCCGCTTGCATAAAATATATATATATTAGCTTACTTGCTTGCATAGCTTACTTGCTTGCATACATTATAATAATAATAGGCGTGCGTGCGTACTTGCGTGCATAAGATATATATATAAAAAAACTTACCAGCGTTTACCAGCGTGCATACAAGATAATATATATATTAATTGGTGATTAATCAGGAAAAGGGTTAACAACAGTTATATTTATAACCAGCAAATAGAATAAATTTATTCTGTTTGGGTAGTTTATTTTTAAGTTTAAGATATTATGTATAATAGAACTATCTGTATTATACATAATGTTGGAAAGTGGTTAGTAAAATAGGGTTTTAGCTTCATTTTTTGCTGTCACAGGTGAGGTTTCTCCTCGGTTACCCCCTGTTTAATACGGCTGCACTGGAAACTCCAGGACTGGCTGCTTTATTAGCTGCGTGCATACATTATAGTATATATTGATAATTTTGGACACAAAAAAAGGAGAGCCTATTTCTAGACTCTCCTCTTCTTTTATTATTCTCCTTAATATTCAACTGTTTTAGACATTAAATCACCAAATTTATTCCTATACCAAACCGTTTTATATAGTTTTCTTAGATTATGACGATAGTAATAATTAGGATTCATATATTATTCTCCTTTATCTGTTATCCAATTTTTAAAATACTTTCTCATCATAGAATCATTTCCAAAATCAAAAGCAATCCATATAATAGATATAATATCTAAATATGTATAACCTCTTTTTTTAGCATCTTTTGCGATATTTTGCATAGACTCTATAGCTTTATTATGAAAATTCGATTCAGCCATTAAACCTCCAAGTTATGAGGGGAGGTTGCTAGTCTCCCCTCTGTTATTGATTATATCCTCTTAGGACTCCCCGATACTCCATCCATTTGACAAGCTTGGCAATGTCCAACATTCCGTTCCCTCAATGTCATTAATCCACTATAGCAAGTTCTACATTGAGTCCTCTCTATATTATTAGCCTTTTTTGTCTCTTTGCGTTTGTGAGTAATATTTAAATCATCATAATCCTGATAACTATAAACATAAGGATTATAATATTTAACTTTTTTAATCTCACAATAGGATTTATTAGAGTACCAAATGGTGCTTTTCTTATTCCAATGACCTTTATATTCATTGGCAATAGTCCAATTTCCATTTCTATCTAAAAACACTAACTTAGAATTACCAATAGACTCTTCGATTAATGCCATAATAGAATCATTAAACATAAATCCATCAGGCATTCCCCTCAATACATCGTTTCTAAAAACTAGTGTATCAGATTTTTTCTTATGGTCATTGACAAAATCAATAATACCATTATGAGCAAATCCGATTCCATCGTTTATCATATGAGGATGGCAGTTTGTTTTATTCGTTAATCCGTGAGTAGTAATCCTGAAATGGATTATAGCTATAGGATTATTGAACTGTGCCATATCTCTAGAATAACTATTATAGAACTCATTGAAAGTAAAAAACCCTTTTTTGATAGTTAAATTCCCATTCCTAGCGAATAGATAACCTGAGCCGTCAGGATTATTACTAAATGATTTCTCTAGTTGTTTCTTTGATACTTCAGCCTTTTCTTTTTTCAGCATTACGATACACATTATAATATCATTCCTTTCTTATCTAGATTAAAAGAACTTGCCGTCCTAGTGTTACTTAAACCATCTAATAACAACTTTCTACCAACTTTTCTTTTGGCATCTCCAAAAAACTTATTCTTTTTAGAGTCGGATAAATAATTCAATTCTCTATCTAAAAACACACAGAGGTTTGGATACCTCTTTTGGTTTTGAGATAAAAAATCTAAATATCCTATTATCCGCCTAGACTCACTATACTTATTGACAATATCCTTAAAAGAGGTATTTGTGCAATAGTTTAAAAGTGAGTGAATAAATTCAATAGACTTTGATAGAGTCATAATATTTAATGTACCATTAAACATTCTAAATTCTATCGTGTTATCAGGTTGGAGATTAACCGCCGTATATCTATCAGCATACTTTGAGTATTTCCGATTTGATATTCTAGCGACTAATTTTCTCTTGGTTTTAAAGCTCAAATCCAAGTTACCTAATAAACTAGACCATTTTAATGATGCCCATCTATCACTAGTGCGTTGTGCTATAAGATTCATAAGATTAGGACACTCATAGATAAACCATAAAAGTTTATGTAATTGTGTCTTATTTATAGATGCTTTAGAAACATGTATATGCATTCCCGCTCTTTTAGTTTCAGCACTATGGTAGCCACTAGCTAACAATGCCGAAAATAATCCATCATACATATCTCTTCCGAAAGTCTTCCAAAAGTTCCAACTAAATGGATGTGAAACAACTTCTACCCCTTGTTCAGTTAAACTGCTATCAGACTTACTATAAAAAAGGTTACTACCTTTTATAGAGCGTCCAACAATATTAACCAAAGAAGCGAAATTATTCCCTTCTAGAATAATATCCTCACAATACTCATCATCATAATAAGATTCATGTCTATCTACCTCAATTTCTACACCAAAATGTAAAATTGGTAAGTCATACTTTGACAATCCATAATCAGAGATTAAAACAGATTTTTTCTTGTTGTTAACCCTGTGAAATATGGGATTTGGTCTATAAGAATAACTTCTAATAGATTGACAATTCATACAGCGTGAACAGATACCTGATTCCAAATGAAAACTCGCATTGTCACACGAATTACATCTAGGTAAGGTTTTAATACAGTCATGGTGAAACCATCCCTGTAAAGTATCTGAATACATCACATTATCATCTAAGTTAGAATTAATTAGTTTATGACAAACACCACAATTATGTGTGTTCCTCATCTCTTTAAGTTTATTAATACCATTGGTACTAATATTCTTTAAACTATTTAATATTTTACTCATTTTTGTTTATTTCCTTAATTAAGATTTAATAAAATAATAGTATTAATTGAATCAGGATTGGATACCTTGAGTATTACTAGAGTAATTCACATTAATACTATTGTCAAGTTCCTGATATAAAAAGTATATCCCGTTTGATACTTATTATTGCATTTTTGAGGTACTAAGTTCCAAATTAATTTTAAATGCTGATATTGTTACACTTAATCATTGAATTATTGGTATAGGTCTTATGTTACCCTGCATGCTTTGAGGTTCTAACCTGCATATTTTAACGAGCCTGCAATCAAAAGTGATTTTTTCAATTCAAGTATTTCAACTTAAATCGGACTTGGGGGAGTACCCATGCAAATTATAAGAAGAACACGAATACAAATTTAATTTTTTTCAATTTTTTAAAGATTTAGCTTGGGAGGGGTACTATACTATACTATATTACTATATTATACTATACTACTACTATACTATACTACTATTATACTATATTACTATAATACTATAATACTATACTCACTATTGACAGATACTATACTACTATATAGCTATACTAAGTATTGTGGATAACTTTGTGGAAAACTTTATTATCTTTACCATTACCAACACTTTTACTAAATTAACACATGAAAGAAAAACGTGATTTAAAAAAGACTCGCTTTCAAAAGGCATTAACTAGTTCCTATGATGATGTTGATGTTTTTACAAACTTAAATGAAATAAAAAAGCTTGGTGATGACATACAATTACTAGATGTTATGAATCCCACCTCCTCCACTTATGGAAAGATTGCCGAGCTTCTATCAAGAGTAAAAGCAATAAAAGAGTTTGAAATACTCTCAGATGAAATGTTTTTAAACAACCATAATTAAGCATGGCTTATACTAGAAAGATAAAAGGCGTTGATTATACGCTGTATAAGGACGAAAAAGAGTTTAGGCGACATAACCCTAAGCAAACCATTCAATCGGACTGGAGAGGTGCAAATACGGGCGACTGGATTAAAACAGATGATGGACAAGTAACCGTAGTTATTAAAAGAGGTAAAATAAAAACCAAAGATAGAAAAAAGAGTAGAGAAGATGAATACATCAGAACCTTATTGGGTATGGCTAATATTAAAAGAACAATAAACATTGAGGGAGAGCCAGTTCAGGATATATGGCGTTTTGGGAAGAAGAATTGGTATGCTAAAATAAAAGACGGCAATTTATCTGTATCTAAGCGTATATTTGCGAAGTATATAGCTAGTGGTATGAAACCGATTGATGCTTTTATGAAAGCTCATGAGAATACTAAAAGCTTAGATTATGCAAAACAAAAGACAAAAGTTTTATTAAAAAGTAAAAAGGTTAGACAGTTGATAGATAAAGAAATAGAATTGTTATTAAATGAAACTGGGATTACAAAATCTTATTTATTAGAAAAAACAAAAGATATTGTTGACTCAGAGGGTTCAAAAGATTCTGATAAAATGAGAGCCATTGAAACATTGATGAAGCTTTCAGGAATGTTAAGTACGGAAAAGAAAGTAGACTCTGTTTCATTGATACAAGAATTTACAGGGTTTAGTCAGGAAAAGTTAGAAGCTTTTAGAGCTGGAGTTTTACCAGAACCGCAACATCCAAAACTTAATGGAAAAAAAGCATAGTCTATATATACCAGTAAGACTTACTACTCGAAAAGAGTTGTATGAATTAATATGTGGTGTAGATTATTGCCCAGCTTGTGATTGTGAAGTTGTTGGGAATAGAATAATGAATAAATTACCATACATAGATTGCGAAGATAAATTAAGTGGTTGGATATGTGATATTTGTGAAAGTATATTTGATTTAAAAGACAACCTTCTTCAGTTCGGTAGTTTTGATGGTAGTGATTTTTACGAAGCATAATGCCTGTGCCATTTAAAAAAGATTTTAATATAACACCTAGTCCCAATGAAATGAAACAAAGGGACGAGATTCTAAAGAACTCGTATAATAACCTCATTTACTTTGGCAGAGCTTTTTTACCAAACGATTTTTTAAAGAAGTCTGAATCAGCCCCCTTCCACTACCATATTGCTAAAGAAATGATTACAACAAAGCCGGGAGCTAGAATATGTAACATAATACCAAGAGGTCATGGTAAATCTGTAATGGCAAAAGCTGCTATTATGCACAAACTATGTTTTTCTAAAACAGATGAACAGCATTTTATCGCTTGGGTATCAGAAGAACAAGGTCAGGCAATAGACCACCTTAAATACTTACGGAGTCATTTTGAGAACAATAAGATGATAAAGTATTATTTTGGAACAATGGACGGTGGGTCAGTTGGTAAAAGATGGACTGAGAAAGATATTGTTACTGCAAAAGGCGATAGAATGATTGCAAAAGGTACTTCTCAGAGATTGAGGGGTCGTGCAGAAGTTGATGTTCGTTATACTGGTATTGTCCTTGATGACTTTGAATCTGAATTAAATACAAAGACTCCTGAACGTAGAGCTGAAATTAAAAAATGGATTGTATCTACGGTTTATCCGGCACTAGAAGAAACTCCCGGTAACGAAGGGTGGATATGGCTTAGTGGTACGATTGTTCATTTTGACTCTTATCTACAAATGACATACGATGGATGGAAGAAAGCAAAAGAAGATGGTCGTGAATATCCTTGGACAGTAAATTTTTATAGAGCGATTGAAGATGGAACTCCATTATGGGAAGCACAATTTTCAGATAAAAAACTAGAATCTAAAAAACGTGAGTTTATAGAAGCTGGTTTAGTAAATAAATTTGCTCAAGAGTATATGAATGATGCTCGTGATATATCTAATGCTGCTTTTAAAATAGATAGAATACAATACTATAATGGTGCGTTTAAAAAAGAAAATAATATGCCGTACATTATTGAAGGAGAAGATGCTATACCAATTAATGTTTACATTGGTGTTGACCTCGCAGCTACAGCTACGGAAACATCAGATTTTCAAGTAATTATGGTTATGGGTATTGACTCTAATAAAAATAGATATGTTTTAGATTATTTTAGAGAAAGAATACCCACATTTGATGTCCCAGCTGAAATTATAAGATATGCTAAAAAATATTCTCCTGTTAGAAGAGTTACGATTGAAACTGTTGCTGCTCAAGAAATGGTTCGGGATATGGTAACAAGAATGTCTGCTACTGAAAAAAGATTAATGCCGGGACTTTTTAAAGGAGTAAAACCTCCAGCAAGGGTTAAAAAAGAAGATAGACTTGAAACAGCACTAGGTCAAATAGTTAACTCTAAAAAATTACATATACAAAGACATATGACAGAATTAGTAGATGAGTTATTTGAACACCCTAAACCACGAAATGATGACCTTATGGATGGTCTTTATTACGCTGATTATTTTGCTCGCCCACCTAAAACTGAAAAAATGAGTAAAGATAATATTATAGTAAAAAAAGACCAGTTTGATTATTATAAAATAAAAAAAGCATATAACTGGGTTACTGGTTCAAAATTTTAAATATTATTTGTTTTGATATATGATTATTCGTATAATAAGATGAATGCCTAGATACTCTAAAAAATCAAAAGAACGTCTTTCAAGTTGCGACAAGAGACTCCAAGATGTTTTTAATGAAGTAATTAAATACGTTGACTGCTCTATTTTAGAAGGTCATCGTAGTAAAGAAAGGCAAAATAAATTATATGATGAAGGTCGCACAAAAGTTAAGTATCCTAATGGTAGGCATAATTCTAGTCCTTCTAAAGCCGTTGACGTTACCCCTTATCCTGTTAATTGGGAAGATAGGGAAAGACAAACCCTATTCGCTGGTTTTGTTCTTGGGATTGCTAGGGGCATGGGTATTCGTTTAAGGTGGGGCGGAGACTGGGATATGGATTTTCAAGTAATGGACAACCGTTTTGACGATTTTCCCCATTTTGAGGTAAGAGACTAATGCCGGGGACTACTACTGATACTGTACCAACAATGTTAACTCCGGGTGAGTTTGTAATTAAAAGGGAATCAGCTAAGATGTTAGGAAAACCATTTTTAGAAAAATTAAACGCTGTATCAGATAATTCAGCACATTCAAATATTGATGCATTAATATCACAAGCCGCATTAGCACAAATGCAACCTATGATGGGTGGCGGAGTTGTTAATGAGTATATGGGTGGAGGAGATGTTAGTAACTACATGGGTGGTGGTGATGTAATGAATTATAGGTATGGTGGCGGTGTTAAAAAGAAAAAGAAAATGGCTGGTTACCAAGATGGTGGTCAAGCACTATCTCAAGCAGAAATTGAAGCATTAATGCCTGAACAAGATATGAAGGCTAGCATGATTCCAATGGGTCTTAGGGATTATAATATTACAAGATTTTTAGACCCATCTTCACTTTCTGAAATGTTTTCTCAATATGATTCAGGAATGAGTCCTACTCAAGATGATGATGGTATTGAAATATTAGCTAAAATGTTATTAGAAGATGCTAAGAAAAAACAATATTCAGAGCTTTATAATTATCAATTACCCACTATGAAAGCTACAGATTCAAAAAGATATAATGCTATTATGGAGTTATTTGGAGAAATGGGTCATAAAGGAAGAGTGGGGGATTTATTAGGTATGCAAGATGGTGGTGTAGTTAGTGATAACACCGCTACCTCTGCTATGGATGCACTTATTGCTCAATCTGAAATAGCTCAAGCTCTAAAAAAAAAGCCTCAAAGTCAATATTCAATGGTAGACGCTGATAGAGTTGATGCTGAAAACCAAGAATTAATAGAAATGATAACAAGTATGGCTATGCCGGGTGCTGGTGTAGCTGGTACTGCAAAAAAAGTAACTGGTAAACTACCTAAACTTGCTAAAAAATTTGCATCTATGATGCCAGATAGAGGTAAACAAGCAGTTTTAGATAAAATAGCAAGTACAATGAAAGTTGCTCCCGGTAGGAAAATAAAACAAACCCCAAGAGATTTATACGATTGGAAAGGTTATGAAGTTTTAGAAAACACATTAAATAAACCATTTGATAAAATGGATTTAATAAATCCGGGTTATCTTCAAAAGTTTACAAATGAATTAGTAAAAGTAAGAAATAAACCTCATTTAAAACAAATTGGTGGCAAAAAGAGAGGTGTTAGAATTGGTGATGTAGTTGATGCTATGTATCCTCGTGGATTTTTAAATGAAAACGAATTAAAAAGAATAGGTAAAATAATACCTAAAGAATATAGAGAAAAAGAATTAGAAAAATTATTAAAGTCTTCTAGAGGAAAATTTGGTGATTATCAAGATGGGGGTAATGTTGAAAAATCTCCAAATCCTTTTATGCCTTTTGACCAAAGAGAACCGGGTTCTGCAGCTAGTGGTTATTGGGGTGAGTTTGGTGCTTATGATGAATCTTTAAAGCATTTAATGCATTTAATTGAATTAGATTCTTTACTTAAATCAGGTGAAGTTGAGTCTATTGAAAGAAAACCGGAATTTGGTAATTTTTTATATAATGATTTTGATGAACCAAAAATGTCTCCTGCTGATTCTTCTAATGTTAGAAACTTAATTGAGTATTTTAATAGTCAGCTTATGCAAGGTAGAGATAGTTCTAATATTCAAAAAGGAATTAACTAGGTGGAAAAAGACCAAAGAGCTGAATACAATGACCAGTTGTTTAGACAGTGGAGAGATGCTCGTTCAGATTGGGATACCGAAGCTAGAGAAGATATTGATTTTTATTTAGGTAATCATTTTACAGAGGATGAATCTTCTGAATTAGCATCAAGAAATCAAGCAGATGTTCCAATGGATAGGACTTCTGCTGCAATAGAAAAATTTAAAGCTGTATTAACAGCAAGACCCCCAGCATTCACAATAACCCCTAGAGAAGATTCAGATGTTAAGGTTGCTTCTGTTTGGAGAACTATATTAGGATATGTTTGGCAAATATCTGATGGTGACTCCCAAATGAAGCAGGCAATACATGACTACGCTACAACTGGATTGGGTTATTTATATGCTTATGTTGATAATGAATCAGATTTTGGTAGAGGTGACGTGAAGTTTACATACCTAGACCCCTTTAGAGTATATGTCTCTCCTTCTTCGAGAAACCGTTGGTGTGATGACGCTGATGGAATTATATTGTCTACCGTATTAACCCAAGAACAACTCATTAACCTCTACCCACAATTAGGGGATAGCGAAGACCCTGAAACAGGTGAAACTATTCCCGGATTAATTAATGAAATTTCTGAATATCATGATATTGAAGGTAGTGATTACCCAGCATCTCAAAATAAAAATTCTGTAGTAGCTTTTACTCCGGCTGATGTAAAAGATAAAGACTATATGGATGTTAAAAAGTATCAGGTTTTAGAAAGATTTTATAAGGTTAAAGTTAATTTTTATTATGTAATAAATAATCAAGATTCTTCAGAAATGATTATGTCTGAAGAAGAGTTTTTAAAATTTTCACAAGAAAATCTTGATTTAATAGAAACTGGTGTTCTTACAGTTGCTCCTGTTCAGCAAACAAGAATAAAAGTTTGTGCTTCAGTTGGTGAAATTGTTTTATATGAACAAATATTAAATACAGATATTTATCCTATTGTTCCACTACCAAATGTTTGGACTGGTACACCATATCCAAAATCAGATATATCTAGAGCAAAACCAATGCAAAGACTTTTAAATAAATTATGGTCTCTAGCATTGTCTCATGCTCAAGCTTCTGCTGGATTAAAACTTTTAGTACCTCTTGGTAGTGTTGATGATGTATCGCAGTTAGAACAGGATTGGGCAAACCCAAATGCTGTAATTGAAATAGATTCTTCTCAAGGAGAGCCACATTATCCTCAACCATCTCCATTAGCTGGAGAGTTTTATAAACTTATTCAGCAATCAGAGTTTTATATAGATTTTATATTTGGACTTCCTGAAATGATGCATGGTGTTGCAGATAAAGCACCAGATACTGTTCGTGGAACAGAGAGAATGATAGCACTTGGTAGTGAAAGACCAAAATCAAAGCTAAGAGATATTGAGTTTTCTATAAATAGGCTTGGTAAGGTTTTATATAATTTATCTAAAGGTCATTATAGTTTTAAAAAGATGTTTAGACTTGCTCAACCAAATAATGATTTAACTGAGGTAATGGTAAATGTTTATGATGATGTTTCAAATTCTATTGTTGATATTAAAAAAGAACAATACAATATTGAACAACATGATATAAGAATTGAACCGGGTTCTACAATGCCTACAAATAAATATGCAGAACTTAGTGTATATTTAGAGGCGTTCCAGATGGGAATTATTGATAAAATAGAAGTGTTAAAGAAAAACCCAGAAATATTTGATAAAGAAGGCATCATGAGAAGAACAGATGAAAAACAACAAATGATGCAACAAATCCAGTCCTTACAAGGACAGGTTAAGAATTTGCAGGGTGACTTGCAAACAGCCCAAAGAGAATCTGTACAAGACAGAAAACGAGTTGAAGTTGAGAAGTTCAAAACTAGACTCGGTGAAGTTTCATCAGATTCTAAAGCAGATAGAAGAGTACAACGTAGTAAATTAGAAAATGAGGTGAAGCTCGAAGTTGAGAAATTAGCTAATCGTCTTAATAATGAAGCGAATAAAGCTAGTTCTGCTCAGAAAACATAGAGACATCTCGAAAGGATATATACATGGAAACTTTAGAACAAATTGAGGCTAATGTCGAACAAACAGCTCAAGGTAATGAAAGCCCATTTGAGGATAATATTACTGTAGCACAATCTCCTGATGAGGTTGTCGCTGAAACTAATGAAAACCCGGTTTTAGATGAAGATTCTGAAGCTCGTAAATTTCAATCAATGTATGACCGCTCACAGGCGGAACTCGGAGAATTGAAAAAATACGAACCTTTAGTTGATTTACTAGAGTCGAGACCTGATTTAGTTAAGGTATTGCAAGATAATATTTCTAATCCTTCAGATGAAAATCAATCATCACCAGCTGTTGAAGTTGACGATTTCAACCCTTGGGACGCTTTTGACCCAAAGAAGGATACCCCTTCTAGAAAGCTAGTAAAATCCGATATGGAAAAAATAGCAGAACAGAAAATCAGCAAAGCTATGGCAGAGCAACAGGCAAGAGTTCAAACAGAAATGCACTTGAACAACACTGTTAATACTTTGAGGAATAACTATAAGATGTCCGATGGTGACATTAAAGAGTTTCTTCAATTTTCAACTCAGCCAAAAGAGCAAGTTGGTTTAGGTAACCTTGTTAAGTTATGGCGTGATGTCAGTGGGGTTAGTCAAAATAATACTGATACCTTGAATGCGGTAAAAGCCGCTCAAGATACTCCTCGCAGTGCTGGAGTTCTACAAGGACAACCTGTTCAGAATAAATCTGAAGCAGATAAATTGTGGGAATCCGTTAAGAATGCAGGGAGTAGGAATAGTGTTTTATAAATAACAAAATAGGAGTAAATAATGGCTACTTATAATAGTGGGCAAGTAAAATTTGGTACTCCCGGTGCGGTTATTGATTCAACCATTCCATCACGTAGGTTATATGACTTTAGTGATAGGGTTGCGGAATTAGCCCCGGAGGAGTCTCCATTTTTTGTATATTTGTCTAAAGTAGGAAAAGTTCCTACCTCTGATAGTCAGTTTCGTTTTCTAGAAGATAGAAGCAAAATTGCTATGACAGATAGGACTTTTACAACATCTAGTAACTTAGGTGCTATTGCTGAAGATACAGAAGATACAATGACAATATCTTCTTCCCCTTGGGTAATAAAAGGTATGGTTCTTATGGTTTCATCTACTATTTCAGGTATGGGTGAAGGTACTAATGCAGCAACTTGTGTTGTTACAGCGGTAAATTCAGCTACTGAAATTAAAGTTAGATGGCTTAGAGAAAACTCTACAAGTGCAGTAACTATTGATGGTTCAAGTACAGCTGTTAATGTTCAAGTTATTGGTTCAGCATTTGCTGAAGGTTCTGGTTCTCCAGACGTATTTTCTCAAGAGCTTGATAATGATTATGGGTTTACCCAAATCTTTAAAACAGCTTGTGAAATGTCTAATACTGCTAGAGCAACTCAATATCGTGGATATGCTGATGAGTGGCAACGCATTTGGAATCTAAAACTTCGTGAACACAAGATTGACATTGAAAGAAGTATGCTTTTCGGTCAACGTGCTAGTGTTGGCGGTGTTCAGTATACTGAAGGTATTGTTGGTCACATCATTGCTGAAGGTGGTACTCCACCAGTAGATGCAGTTCAATTATCATATAACGAAGGTAAAGCTTACCATAAGTCTATTGCAGATGGTTCGGTAACTTATGACAATTTATTGTCTGACCTTGAAGTGGTATTTGACCCAGCTCGTGGTGGAAGTTCATCAAAGCTTGCTTTGTGTTCTCTTCCTGTAATCTCATTATTTAATAAAATGGGAGATGGTGGATTTATTGATGCTTCAACTTTAAATACTCAAGCTCAGTATATGATTGAAAGGTCGCAAGGTTCTTTTGGGCATAAAGTAATGAAGATTGATACTATTCATGGTGAATTAGCTCTTGTAAAAGAGCCTTTGTTCAGAGGATTAGCTTCTACCTTTATGGCATTAGTTGACCTTGACCATGTTTCATACAGACCTTTGGTTGGTAATGGTATTAATAGAGATACACAAATACAAACAAATGTACAGGGTGCAGATGAAGATTTACGTAAAGACATGATTCTTACAGAAGCAGGTCTTGAAGTTTCTCTTCCTGAAACTCATGCATTGTTTAACTTTGAAGGAGCTTAATCATGAGAAGTGACGTATTAAACTCAAGTAGTAACAATTATGGTAAGTTACCAGAAGTGTATAAATATTCTGCTAAAACAGCGAATTTTTCTGCGGTTGATGGTCATGCTTACCTCGTAACTAAACTAGATGGATGTGCAGTTACATTGCCTTCATGTGAAGCTGGTATTAAAATAAAGATTATCTTTGGAGCTGTAACGAGTAATACTCATTCAATTACAGCTGCTGCTACAGATGAGCTTTTAAGCGGTTACGCTTTAATGCTAGATTCAGCTGATGGTACTGCTGCTCAACATAAAGTTTTTGCTCCAGATGAATCAGATGATGATGCCTTCTCAATGAATGGCACAACAACTGGTGTTTCTGCTGAAGTAGAACTACTTGGTCGTAGTGATAAAAAATGGCAAATTGAAGCAAGAGTTTATGCTTCAGGTACTGTTGTTACACCATTTGCTTAATCCGAATAAATAAGGATAACAGTATTTAACTGTGGGGGCTGTCAAAAAAAGGCAGCTCCCGAAATATTGAAAGAATTATGAAAAGATGTGAAAATTGTAATGAACCTAACCCAGAGGGTTGGTTCTATTGTAGAGAATGTGGTGGTAAAACTTCTAAACCTAGTTTTACAACCAATATGTATATGAGAAGTGAAATTGGTAAAAGAACTGATATTGAGTTTTCTACAACAACAATAGATGAAGATATAAAACAAAGAAATAAACAATTACAAAGTAGGTAACCAATGGCTACATTAAAAGTTAAAATACAAGAAGATATTATACTTGAAAATCAAAATTACGGTTCTAAAAGAACAAAAGAAATAACTGGCGTAAATGATATTTTAAAAAGAATTGTGTCTGTTCCGGCTAATGTTGATGTTAGTTTGGTTGTTTTTCAAGATAATGTTGGTACTAATACATATCCCAATATAGATGTTGATTTATTAAAATATATGAGAATAACAAATTTACACGCATCAACTGATATTAATTTAGCAGTTATTGGAGATACCGCTAATTTTCAAATAGTCTTGCAAGCTGGTCACAGTTTTATGTTAAGTAAAGCAGATGATGGAATAGCCGTAGAGGGTGCAACAGATACAAGTCCAGCTTATTCAGGTTTTCAAGAAATAAATAGAATTGAAGTTGATTCTGGTTCTAGTGCAGTTAATGTTGAAGTTTTTGTAGCGAGTGCATAATGGCAACATTTGAAGCACAAATAGTAGGATTGACTAGCTTAACTATTGATGATAGTAGTGCACCAACAAGAGCTGAATTAAATCAATTTCTTACAGATGGTGCTAAAGAAATTATTAATCATCTTCCTAAACATTTATTACCATTGTGTTCAGCTGAACAATCTTTTACATCTGGTTCAGCAAATGCTTTAAATACTGGCAAGGTATTAAGCGTGTTTAGAAGTGATGGTGATATTAAACAACCTTGTAGGCAAATAGATAGTTCTTATAAGGGCAGGGTTTTAGATTCTGATGATATGGATTATGCTACAATTACAGACCCTGTTTATTACATAGAAAATAATGCCGTTGATGTATTTCCGGAAGGTGGTTCTGTTACCTATTCAGAGGTTCAGTATCCTACTGTATCTTATACTGCTAGCGATATATCATTATTCCCTGATGAAGCAGAATATCTTGTTGTTTTATATGGGGCTATAAAGGCTTTACAAAACAAAATGGGTAGTAAATTTTCTGAACTACCAACAGATATAACACTTTCTGCATTACCAGTTCCACCAGTAGTTCCTACTTTATCATCAAATCAAATAGGTTCTTTACCAACAGCACCTGCTTATACAGCTCCTGCAATAGCTGGAGCAACAGAAGAATTAACTGCTGCAATAACTACAGGAAATTCTGTAGGTGACTTTAGTGACTGGTTTGATGTTCTTGGAGATATGATACAAACTGATGAAGATACTGAATTAGCATCAGCACAACTACAAAAAATAAGTACATATTTAAATACTTACTCTCAAGCAATGCAAAATAAGATGAATATATTTAATGACGCTAATGTAGAGTATCAGGCAGAAGTTCAAAAAGCTGTGGAGAACGCTAGGCTATCATCACAAGATGATGCTCAATTATTACAAAAATATTCTAATGAGTTGGGTGCTTATAGTACAGAAGTTCAGGTATATCAAGCTGATGCTAGTACAAAAATTCAAAATTATTCTGCTAAGATTCAAAAACATACTACAGATTATCAATGGTTGTCTTCTCAATACAAACAATTAAAAGAAGATTATAATGTAGGATTACAGAGGTTAATTAGTGGCTGATACATTTGCAATTAAATATTCCGGTAAAGCAACCCCAATAGAAAAAGTTGAGGCAGCTGATGGTACTAAAACAAGAATTATTCATAGCAATATTGATAAAATTATTGGTGGTTCAATGGAATATGAGTTAGGTGGGACTGACCATTTTCTTGAATATAAAAGTTATACTACAACAACGGGTGAAGTTAGTTTAGAACACTCTACTATATTTAATAAAGATATAGATGTAGACTGGATGATGATAGCAATTACAGAAGCTGCTGGTTCAGGAACTCCTGATTGTAAAATAAAACTAGAAATAGATGCTGTAGTTCCTAGTACAGTAGAACACTATTGGTTAAAATTAGTAGGCGTAGGTGATTTTACAATAATGCCAATGCGGGGATTAAATCAAGATGGTAGTGATATAGAATTAGCTTCAACAAGTAGCTCAACATTAGCTAAAGTAGATATATTAATAGGAGAAGTTTCATAATGTCAATACATAAATTAAATGTAAAAAATGTTTTAAGTAGAGTTCGTCAAGTTTTTCCTAATGTTCCTGAAAGTTATCTAATAAGTCTTATTAATGATGCTTTGGTTGAAATTGGTGTTTACAGTACAAAACAAATTCAAGCTAAAATGAGTACAGTAGCAAATCAAATGTGGTATAAAATCGGTGATGATGCAGAGGATTCTAGTGGGAATAAGCTTGAAGCTAATAAGGTTTTTAGAGTAGATTTAATGGACAGCGAAGGTGATTATATACAAATTCCAAGGTTAGTCGATAGAAATATTTTATTAATGGATGCAGACTCAAGTGAGGTTGCAATAACAGAACCGGATAGTAAGTAATGGCAAAAGGTGTAAAGCATTATTTTAAAACTGGCAAAGTCCATAAGGGTGGTTATCATAAAATGCCTAATGGACATTTACATAGTGGTAAAACTCATGGTAAAACTTCTCAAAGACTATTTCATTTTGGTGAACTTTCAAAATCTGCAAAAGTTGCTGCAAAGAAAAGTTGGGGTAAATAATGGCAAGTAATATAAATTATCCAGATTCTTCAGCAAGGTACTTTATAGAAGGAGATAAGTTAGCATTAATAACTAATGTTGATAGCTCTGGTAGCACTAGAACAGTTGCTCGTAAAGAATGGAAAGCAATATCTGAAGCTGTTTCAGATGGTCTTTTGCTACATTTTTATGGAGACCCAAATAAAGTTAGAACCATTAATGATGATATAGATTTAGATAATAATTTACATAAATCAATAGTTGATTATGTTAAAAAATGTTTATATATGGATAAAGCTGGCTCAGTATTAGAACCGGGTATTGTTCAAACGGCTATGCAAATGTCAGCTATGCATGAAAAGAATTTCAATGATTCCGTAAAAAGATTCGGAATGAAAAAACGAAACAAAACTGGAGGCACTAGGGCAGTAGTCCCAGTTAATTTTAAATAATAGTTAATGCCTTAGTGGCGGTGGTGGTGGATAACGTAGGAGTCAATAATGGCTGACTTACACAAGTTTACAACAAAAGAAGTATTAAACAAGGTACTTCTAGATTCATCTGGCAATTCAGTTGCCGCATTTTCACACACATCCCAAGAAGCATTAAATGCTGTATTAGATTCTGCTAATAGTAGATTAAACGTAACACTATCAGGTGGAACAATATCTGGTGACTTAACTATAAGTGGTGATTTAAAAGTAGAAGGTGGTGGTAGTTTTACCTATGATGAAATTATAGAAGGTAATTTATCTGTTTCATCAAGTTCTATATCATTAATAGAAAGAACATCATCTGAAACTAATGCAGTTAGAGGCTCTTTATATTTAAGACATAAAACAAGTGGTAATATGGTTGATAATTTTGGAAGTGCTGTGAGCTTTCAAATAACTGATTCAGCAGGTACAGATAATGACATAGCTCATATCTTTGCTCAAAGAGATGGTGCTGATAATTCAGGAGCATTATTATTTAAAACAATTTCAAGTGGAACTGCTAATTCAGCTATGAAAATATCAGCTAGTGGATTAGTTACTA